CGCCTCGCACATGACACCCACCACCGTCTCCGCGTGGGCCTTCGGCACCAAGCGGACGTGGCGCGTGCTGCCATGGGTCACCCGGTTCACGAACGGCCCTCTCGCCAAGCACCTGAGAGACCGGGGCTACCGCTGGGCCGAGGCGCGGTGCCTGAACACCAACCACGAGGCGTGGAACTGGATGGAGGACCACCTCGGCGCCCATGTCGAGACGATGCTGGAGGGCATGGGAACCAACGGCGAGACCTTCATCATGCTACGCAGAAGGCTGTGATTGATCCGGCCAACGATATCGTCTAGATTGCGCCGCAGGACCAGCCTCGCGGACAACGTGAGGTCTTCGCATGTGCATCTTCGGCCGTTCCTCCCCGGCGCCCCAGCAGAAGTCGGCGCCACCCGCACCGATCAAGCGACCTCAGTCAGAGGTCACTGCCACCTTCCGTAACCGGAACCGGCAGGCGCGCGGTGTCATGGACAACATCTTCACCAGCCCGCTGGGCGTTCGCACATCGGACGGCGCAGCCGCACCGCGCCTGACCACGATGGCGCCCGCCTGATGTTGAGCAACGATCTCGTCAAGGACATGGTCAAGGAGCTGGAAGCTCTGAGGGTCCAGCGCTCGGCGCAGGGCTGGGACAAGTTCTGGCGGGACTGCATGCGCTTTGCGCTGCCGCAGGACGTGAGCTACGACCAGCTCCTGCAAGGCGGATCGATCGGGGGCGTCACGGCCGCCATCGAGCGCCGCACCAGCAACCGCACCCGGGATCTCTACGACCAGACCAGCCTGTGGGCCATCGAGCGCCTGACGGCAGGCCTGCTGTCGCTCAAGACGCCCGAGAGCGCGCACTGGCACACCCTGACCGTGGACGATCCCTTCGGGCACGAGGCCACGATCGAGGAAGAGACCGCGCTCGACCGGCTGAGCCAGTACCTCTTCAAGGTCCGCGCCAACCCCAAGTCGGGCTTCTGGCCCACCCACAAGGCTGCTGTCCGATCGGTTTGCGCCATGGGCGATGGGTTCTACTTCATCGAGGAGCTGTACGGCGACGCGCGCCTGCCCTTCCGCTACGAGTTCGTGCCGCTGGGCGAGTGTTACGTCTCGGTGGACATGTCGGGCGGGATCCAGCGCTTCTACCGGGCGCGCAGGCTGAGCGCCGACCAGATCGTGAAGCGGTGGCCCGACACCGCCAGCGCCAAGCACAAGCAGTACGCCGAGGATCCGGCCAGACGCCACGAGACCTTCCCGATCGCGCACGCTGTCATCCCCCGGCCCGCGGAGATGCGCCGCGCAGGGATCGGCGTGCTCGCGGCGCCCATGATCGGCGCCTACATCGACCTTGAAGACGAGCGCCTGCTCGGCGAGACCGGCTACTACGAGATGCCCTACGTGGGCCACGCGTGGAACCGGATCGCGGGTCGCGCCTACAGCGAGGGGCCGATGGCGCTCGCGCTGGCCGAGGTCAAGAGCCTGAACGAGATGGCCAAGAACGAGCTGATCTCCAGCCAGCAGGCCGTCCGCCCACCGCTCGCCACCATGTCCGAGAACATGCAGCGGATCTCGCTGAACGCGGGCGCCATCAACCCCGGCATGATCAACGGCGACGGGCGCCTGCTCGTGCAGCCCATCATGACGCACACGCGCCCCGACTTCGCGCAGCAGGTCCTCGAGAACCGGCGCAACAACGTGCGGGAGCTGCTCTACCTGAACCTGTGGCAGATCCTGATCCAGTCCCCGGACATGACCGCCACCGAGGCTCTGCTCCGCTCGCAGGAGAAGGGCGACCTGCTCGGCCCGGTCGGCATCTCCTTCAACCACAGCCTGAGCCAGATGGTGGACCGCGAGATCGCGATCCTCTCCCGCAAGGGGGCCTTCGACGACGGTAGCCCGCTCGCGATGCCCGAGAGCATGGACGACATCGAGGTCGCACCGCACTTCACCGCGCCCCTCGATCGCATGCGCAACCTCGACGAGGTGACGGGCGCCCAGCAGACCGTGGCCGGCATGATCGAGGTGGCCGCGCTCAAGCCCGAGATCATGGACCGCCTCGACGTGGACGAGTACGCGGAGCTGCTGCGCAAGGGCCACGGCGCCCCGGCCAAGCTCTTCAAGGACATCGAGCAGGTCAAGGGCGACCGCGATCAGGCGGCCCAGATGGAGCAGCTGCAGCAGACGCTCGCGGGCCTCCAGATGGGCGGGCAGGCAGCTCAGGCCATCGGCGGTGGAGCGCAGGCCATGGGCGGCGCGATGGGCGCGATGGGCGGCATGGGCGGCGGCGCCCCTGACATGGGGCCTGCACCAGCAGCTAGGGAGGCAGTCGCGGCATGACCGAGAGCATCGCCTCCCTCTTCAAGAGCACGACGAAACCGCCTGCACAGAAGCGGCTGACGGACGCGTACCGCCAGCTGTTCACGGGCAACGGGGATAAGACGGACGCGGAGATCGTCCTCGCGGATCTGGCCCAGTACAGTGGCTATTTCCACGTCCCCACCGACCTCGATCACGCCACCCTCGCGCACGACGCTGGAAAGCGCAGCGTTCTGGGGCGGATCATCCATCTGAGCAAGCTGCCGCCACCTGTGCAGGAGCAGCTGCTCGAAGCAGTGAGGCTGAGCGATTACTACGACGCGATCGCGGCCGACAGGGGAGACTACGATGATATTCAATGAATTTCTGCGCCACCGGTTCCCGCAGCCAGTCTTTGACGCGGCCGGTGGTGGTCAGGGGGGCGGAGCCGGCGACGGTAACCCGCCACAAGGTGGCGCCGGCGAAGGTCAACCCGGTGGCACCGATCCATTCGCGGAGCTTGATGAAGTAACCCGCGAATGGGTGAAGACCCGGCATGAGGGCGATGTGCTGAAGCTGGCAAAGCAGGCCTACGAACTGGATCAGTTCGCAGGTCGCGCCGTTCAGATCCCGGGAGACGAGGCGACCGATGAGGACTGGAGCAAGTTCTGGTCCAAGCTTGGCCGACCTGAAGACGCCACCGGCTACCAGTTCAAGGTGCCGGAGAACCTGCCGGAGACGGTCCCCTACAACGAGGATCTCGCCGACAAGTTCAAGGGCAAGGCTCACGAGCTGGGTCTCGCACCGAAACAGGCGTCTGCGCTGCATGATTTCTTCGTGGAGATCCAGACCGAGGCCGCGGGAGCGGCAACGGCGACCTTCACACAGGGCGTGCAGGAGCTGGTGGACACCGCGTCTGGCCAGCTGAAGGAGGCATGGGGCGATCCCAAGGACGAAACGTACCGCACCAACATGGAAATGGCGGGCCGGTTCTTCGACGAGATCGATCCCGACAACAAGCTCAACGAGGCTCTTCAGAAGGCGGGTTTCATCGGCCCGGACAAGGAGGTGCTGCTTGCGCCTCTGGCCTTCGCGTTCGCCAAGGCGGGCGCAGCGCTGTTCAGGGAGGGCGCAGGTCTTCCCGGTGGCGGCGGAGGCGGGTCCATCGATGCCAACCCGTTCGAGAGCGAGAACCTCACCGACATCATGCGTCTCGTCAAGGCTGACCCTGACAAGGCTCTGACCCTCTGCAAGGCCGCCGGGAGGAACCCCGGGGACTATGGGCTGAGCCGCTAACTACGAGGACTGACCAATGGCTGTTACCCGTCTATCAGACGCCATCGTCCCCGAGGTGTTCTTCCCCTACATGCAGAAGATCACCAAGGAAAAGTCCGCGCTCTACGGCGCGGGCGTGATGGCTGACGCACCCGAGATCGCAGACAAGCTTGCTGGGGGTGGTCGCACCTTCAACATGCCGTTCTGGCGTGATCTCGACAACACCGAGAGCGACATCGCCTCGGACGACCCCGCCTCGGAGGCAACCCCCGGCAAGATCGACGCCGGTCAGGACATCGCTCTCCGGCAGATCCGCACCCGCGGTTGGAGCACGGCAGATCTCGTTCGCGAGCTGGCCGGCGACGACCCCATGAAGCGGATCGGGGACCGCGTCGGCGCCTACTGGGGCCGGCAGTTCGACCGCATCGCCATCGCCTCGATCAACGGCGTGATCGCTGACAACGTCGCCAACGACAGCGGCGACATGGTCAACGACATCTCCAACGACGTGGCCGGCACCCCGGCAGACACCACCCTGTTCTCGGCCTCGGCCGTGCTCGACACCGCCCAGACCATGGGCGATGCGAAGCAGGATCTGGCTCTGCTGGTCATGCACTCGGTCGTTCACAACCGGCTCGCCAGCCAGCAGCTGATCGACTACCGTCGTGACGCCGAGGGCGGCGTGTGGTGGCCCTACTACCTCGACTACCGGATCCATGTCTCCGACATGTGCCCCGCAGTCGCAGGAACCAACCAGACGGCCTACACCACCTACCTCTTCGGCTCCGGCGCTGTCGCTTGGTCCGAGAGCCCGGTGGCAACGCCGGTCGAGGTCGATCGCGCACCCGCCAAAGCCGACGGTATGGGTGTCGAGGAGCTGTGGACGCGTCGTCAGTTCGCGATCCACCCTCCGGGGATCAAGTGGACCGACACCACGATCACCGGCCAGTTCCCGACCAACGCCGAGCTGGCTCTGGCCGCCAACTGGGACCGCGTCTATGCCGAGCGCAAGATGATCCCGATGGCGATCCTGAAGACGAACGGCTGACGGGCTGTTCTAGCCTCGGGCGGCGCTCTCCTCCCTCGCGTCGCCCGGGGTGCCCACACCCAACAAAGGATCTGAACCATGTCTGACGAAAACGCACAGACCCCCGACGCGGACAGGGAAGCCGCGATCCGGGAGATGACCGCCCCCGCCCGCCGCAAGGCAGAGCGGGATGCTGCACGCCGCGGGCAGGAGGCGGCCTACGCCGAGGACTACCTGCGCAAACCCGATGCGCCCGACACCACGCTGACCCCCGGCCAGACCCCGTCGCTCCATGTGCTGAATGCACGGGCGAAGGCGGAGCGCGCCGAGAAGCACGCCGTCCGGGCAGCAGCCGCCAAGGCGGCCGCAGAGGCGGTGAACAAGACGCTCACCAAGGGCGGGGTGACCCTGCGCAAGGCGGTGCCGTCGAAGCCCGCCGGGCCGCAGACCGCGGACCTGATGACCAATCAGGAAGGTGACGCCTGATGGCGTCCCGGCAAACGCTCCTGATGGTGTGGAACAGGGCACTCGACCACCTCGTCGAGCATGCTCTGACCCGCCCTGACCAAGACAACGCGTTTGCCCGCTGGTTCCGCAGGAACAACGATCTCACGCGAGACGCGTTCCTGCGGTCCTACCCTTGGAACTTCGCGGTGCAGCTCAACGAGCTGGTGCCCACAGGCACGACGCCACCGTTCCGCTGGGACTACCAGTACACGCG